TCTAAATATTTGTAACCCATAATAGTGTACTCCAGTATTAGTGTTAACTTGTACTCCTCCCATTATTAATATTTTACTACTACTTGCACTAGGTGTAATTGCTTGACTTAATACTGTTGCTGCAGAATCTACATTTGTATTTGAATGTGTTGAATGATCATCTTCATGTAAAGATACTACTTGTAATATTTTACCACCAGCACTAGCTTTAATAAGAGAATAATCAATTCGTTTTAAAACTCCTGCATCACTTACAAGAAATTCATCTGTATCTGCAGGTTCAGATGCAAGTTCAGTTTGACCACTTATCACATCTGCATTAAATTTAGCTGCTGTAACAGCATTAGCTTGTATCTCAGCAGTTGCTATTCCTAAATCTTTAACTGTAACAGCTCCACTACTAACTGCAAAATTATCAGAATGAAAACTAGCTGCACCTTTTACCGAAGTTGATGCATCAGCTAAATTAATTGTAACACCACCTGATGAGCCACCACCAGAAAGATTTGTACCAGCAGTAACACCAGTTATATCTCCAGAACCATCTGCACCAGAATGAACAAATTGAACACCTACTCCATCTGTATTTGAAAATGTACCATTTGACACAACATGAGTTACAGGAACTTTAGTATAACCACTTGCATCTGTAACAGCACCACTTACTTTAAAAGTAGCATAAGTTGATGGTGTGCCTTCTTTAGTAACAGTAACATATCCTCTTGCAGTAGAATTTGAAACATCATCCCACGATTGTACAAAACCAGATATATCTGCTGAAGCATCATCTGCATCATCTACATACAATATAGATACACTTGATACTGTTCCATTGTTAAATGCTATTTTTCCTGCTCCGGGATCGGCATCAGAAGTTGAACTGCTCCAAGTCATAGCCAAACCTGCTACTCCACTTGCACCAGTTGCTCCTGTGCTTCCTGTATCGCCCTTTAATCCAGTTCTTGTAAAATGAACAGATAATTCATCTGCTGCACTAAATGTGTTGTTTGATGCTAAATGTACAACAGTAATTTTATTGTAACCACTTTCATCACTAACTGCTGCTGTTATTTTAAATCTTGCATAAGTTGAACTATCATTAATATCAACTATGTGTAAAAACCCTTTTATTGTTGATGTACTTGAACCCCATGTTGCTGTATCAGTTTGTGTAGTTGCTCCATTTGCATCTGCATCATCAATATAAATTTCTGTAACACTTGCATAAGTACCATTATTAAATGCAATCTCACCAGCACCGGGATCAGCATCAGATGTGCCTGTATCAAACTTATAATAATATCCGGGTATTGCACCATCTTCACCACTTGCTACAAATGATACAAATACTTTATCATCATTAGTAAATGTTCCTGCACTATCAATGTGAACTAATGTTATTTTTGTATATCCAGTAGCATCCGTTACTGCTCCTGTAACTTTAAATGATGCCCAAGTATCTAAAGTATTAGCTTTACTTATTCTTATTCTTCCTCTGTTAGTGTCATTGCCAGATACATCATCAAACGATTGCACCCAAGCTGATACATCTGTTCCATTATATTCTTTATCATCAATATAAACTATTGTTGCTGAAGCTATTGTTGTATTATTTAATCTTAAATAACCATCTCCGGGATCAGAATCTGTTGTAGTCGTTGAATACTGAAACATTGCACTATCGCCACCAGCAGGTAGAAAATCAGCAACTGTTGTTAAATCTCCAGATGAATCAAATCCTAATGTTTTACTTGCTCTTGAAGTAGCACTATCTGTAAATTCTGAACTACTAATTGTATTTGTTCTACTTACTTTAAAAGAACGATTAACTTCTTCTTGCAATTCTTGTATAGTTGCTAAATTTTTATCAAATGCACTTTCTACACTATCGGCAGTAAATGGGTCATTTTCAACTAAATCTAATGTTTGTGTTTGTGTAGTAGCTCGTCTTAATACAACTGTTTCTGTAGATGTAGGTATATTACCAGTTGTAAACACAACATTACCACCTGTAACTACACCTGCACCTGTTACAGTATAATGTGTAGTTAATGTTTTTACAGTTTCTGAACCAGTAGATGCACGAATAATAACTTGCATATCGGCATCTGCTGATATTTTAAAACTATAGGCAAATGTATCTTGTGAGCCATCACCAGAATAACTGTTTTTTATTGTTGTAGTTGTAATAGTCATTTCACATATCCTATCATTTTTTTCTTATTTTTTAAAGTATTATTCATTAGTTAATCTTTTATTTATATTTTCAACAACTTTATTTATTTTTTGTGATAAAGTTACCATTGATCTGTAATTTTCTTCAACTCTATCAAATGCTTCATCTGGAGTAATTCCATATTTAGTTGCATCTTTTTCTGTAAGATTATGCATTTTTCTTATTTGTTGCCCTTTAATTGCCATTACATCAGCTATATCTTGTAAAAACTGTAATGCTACTGCTCTTTTACCTTCTTTTGGTCCAAATTTTTCTACAAGATAACTAGTGGCTTCTGCAAATTTTTGTTCTTTTCTTAAATATCTAACTGTATCTAATTGTTTTTTTACTGTACTATAATGTTTCCAAAAATCTTTTAATGATTGCGAATTATTACCTCTTGCTATAAATCCTCGTAACACAGGATATGTTTCTAAATTATCTACAAAATCATCTGACATTGGTATCATTAATTCTTCACTAACACCAAGTTTATTTAAAATCATATCTAATCCAGAAGTTCCTATAGCTCCAAGTTGTGCAAACCAATCATTTATTATATTCTGTATATGTAAAGGATTAGAATAATCTTCTAAATTATCTCCAATAAATGGTATACTTCTCATCATTCTACCTAATAATTTTGAAGTTTCACTTGTATAACGACTATTAACTACATCTGGAAAAATATTTTCTTCACTTGCATTTACAATAGGTGCTTTTCTATGAGTATCATAATTCATAAGATTTTCATAGAATGGTAATAATGCTGTAGGAATTAATTTACTTGGAATAGTTTTAGCATAAGATAAAAGATCATTTCCAAGAGAGCCAAACATTTTGTTAATAGATTCTTTATATCCATTTCTATACCAAAAATCTAATGCTTGTACAGGCATTGTTGCAAATATATGCCCTAATTCCCATAATATTGGTAACTTAATTGGTGTATCTCCTATAAATATTACAATGTTTCTTTCTTTTGTAGTTTTATCATAATCTATATATTTAGGATCATCTTTTTGTGCAAACCAAGCTAATACAGCAGGTAATGTTTGTGTTGCAATTAATGCAGCAGCCATTTTTTTAGCTGTTCTAGGATTTACTGCACCTTGTCCTATTTGCATCATACCTCTCCAATATGCACCTAAAAAAGATATATGTTGATTATATCCTTGCATTTTTAATCCTAAATTTTGAAAATCTAAAGTAACTTCTCTAGCTTCAAATGCTGCTTTTTCTAATCGTTCTTTATAAGACATATTAGGAAATTCTTTTTCTAACCTTTTCATTGTTAATTGAAAATTTCTATATCGTGCAGGATTTTCTGATAATTCTGATACATTTCTTAAATGTTCTATAAGATTAGCTTTATCAGTTTGATTTATAATTTTTCTATTTTCTATTTGTTTTTGCACATCTGCTTGTCTAATATAATTTTTATCTAAAGAAATAAATGATGATTGTAATACACCACTTTTTGTCCAATCTTTAAATGCTTGTGTTTGATTTTTTCTTCCTATAAAATAACTTACTGCACCCATAGCATCATCATATAACATCCAATAATTATTTTTAGAAAATACTGTTGCTCCTATACCACCTCTAATAAAGTTTTTAACTAAAAATGATGGTGCAAGTGTTGCTCCTGCTCTAAGCCAACTTGCAGGATGTTTTAAAACTTTTTGATATAATTTACCTATTTCTGGATTTATATCTTTAATAGCTAATGCTAACATTTTATCAACTTCTCTTACTACTCTTTTACCATTTTCATAATACTCTATTTGTGTTTCTGTTAATTTTTCTTGAGGTCTTCTAAATATTTCAAACTCTGATAATTTAGCATCTTTAATATCAATTTCTTGTTTTTCTAATGCTTTTTTAACTTCTTCTGGTTTTACAGTAATTTTTTTTGCTTTTGGTTTATCAAAAGTTTCAAATTTTAATGCAGGTAATGTTGTTCTTTCTTCATATAACTCTCTATATTTTTCTTGCAAATCTTTTATTTTCTTTTCTACTTCTTTTTTTTCTGTAGGTAGGTTATCTTTTTGTTTTAATTCTTCATATAATTTTTTTTCTTCTTTGTATAATTCAGATATACTTTTATCTATTTGTTCGTGTCTACTATTTTTATATTCAATAGCTTTAGCTTCATCTATGCCTTTAAAAAGATTTTTAATTGCCCTATTTCTTTCTGCCATTTGTACAAAATAATAAGTATTCAAATAAGTAGTTTCTATAGGATCAAGAATTTTATTTTTATCAGTACCTTTATATTCTTTAATAGGATCACGAATACTACTTGCAAATGAATCTTTATCTTTTGCTAAATCTGCTGTAAAATGTCTATGAAATTCTGCATGATTTAATACTCTTTCTCTAATTTTATTAAATTTTTCTTTTGGAATCATTCCAGAATCTTTTAAATAACTTAAAACTCCTAATTTGAATTCATTGTATTCTTTAAATGTTTTGTTATATTTTTTATTATATTTTTTATATATAACTTTCATATCTTCTATATTAAAACCTTTAGTGCTTTGTTTTTTTTGATGCATTTCTAACACTCTTGCTGCTATTGCATAATGACGAAAGTCTGTATATGTTTTTTCATTTTTTAAAACACCACCTTCTCGCAATATATCAAAATATCCTTGATTTTTACCTGCTACTGGAATTTCATTTATAGTTTTAAAATCTAACATTCCCATTTCTATCATATGTTTAGCTCTACCTATCATTCCGGGTTGTAATCTAAATAATTCATATGCTTTTTTAAAATCTTTAACACCAAGTTTTTCTGCTTCTTTAACATATTTTTCTATTGGTGCTAATTTACTATCCCAATTTTGTTGAAAGTCTTTTAACAAATCTTTAACTTTAGTTATTGATCGTTTAACTTTACCACCTAAAATAAGTTTTCCTAAATTTTCTTGTGCTTTTGTAACTTTAGCATCATTAACATCTACCGATTTTAAATCTTTTTCTATTTTTACATCTAATATAACTTGGTCAATATCTCTAATTTCTTTTCGTATTTGTTCTACTCTTTCTATTTTTTCTACATTTGTTTCTATATCTTTTTCTTTTGCTAATTGTTGTAATTCTTTATTTAGTACCTCTGCTCTATCTTTATGTTTGGGCAAATCTTCTGAAAATGTTTTTATATTTGTAGAAAATATTTCTTGTTTTTTTACAGGGTCATCTAATATTTCTTGTCGTTGTTGTGGTGCTGATTTATCCTCGCTAAATACTTTTTTTCTAAACATTACTGCACCTTTATGAGTTAAACCTAAACCACCAAAAATAACCATTTCTTTTAAAACATCTTCTCTTGAAGGTATTTTTTGATCTAATGCTGCTCCTGCTGTTAACCAAGTTCCTACAGTAGCTAAATATTTAGTAATAAAATTTTTAGGTATTTTTGTTTTTTCTAATATTTTTGCAGGTAAATCAATTCCATTAGGCACTAATTTACCACCAACTGTTAATATTTGTGCAGCTTCTCGTAACCCTGCATATGTTGCTTTACCACCTTCTATTAAACCTAAAACTTCTGGATTATTTCTTATAGATGCAGGTAATGCATCTTTTACCACTAATTCCCATAATTGTGATGGATGATCTATATTACCTTCATTTAATTGTGATTGTATTATACTTCTTAATTGAGCAGGAGCTTGTAAACCTACAAGTCCACCTGTTGCTACACCTAATGGTCCTGCTGGTGCACCTGCTATTGCTCCTGTTACAGTTGACATAGTATATATAGGTAAATCTGCTGCAATAGTACCTAACCCTTCAATTCCTTTTTCTAACCACCCTACACCTTGTTCTTGCATTGCTTTTTCATAATCAACACCTAAATTTGTACCATACTTTTTATCTATTAATTTTAATCCTTCATTCCATATACTAGGACCAAATGCTCTTTGCCCACTTAATTCAAATGTAGGACCTACAGCATCTTCTTTTATATCTTTTGCTTTTTCTTTTATGTCTTTCCAAATACCATCCCAATATCCTGTAACTGCTTTTTGAACTTCTGGATTTTCTTTTATTTCATCTGGATGTATTTTATCATTTAATATTTTGTATATTTCTTTTTTATTTGCACCAAGACCTTGTAATTGCCTTGCTTTTTTTTCTCTATATTCATTTATATAATTTTCATCAGCTCCTAATGCTCTCATTCTTTCCATTTTTTTAAAAATACTATCTTTTGTAGTATCCATTTCTGGTTCATCAAAATCTTTAGTATTAGCATAAATATTTACACTTGGAGCTTGATATAATTCTTCTGCCATTATTTTTCTTCTTTAAGTTTTTTCAGTTTTCGTTTTTCATCCATTAATCTTTGTGCTTCTATCATTTCATTTGACTCTGCTGCTTCTTCTAATGTCATATTTGGATTATTGTATTTTTTTCGTAATTCTTCTAATGTAGGATATTTTATATCCATATTTGATTCTTCTGCCCAATTACTCAATTCTATTGATTGTTGTTGTTCTGTTGGAAAATATGCATTTATATTTGGAACTAAAAAATTTTCAGCATCTGTAGGATCAAATGCTTTATTCCAGTTTACATTTCCTGCCTCTAATCCTAAAAAAAAATTATTATTTAATATATTTTGAACTCTTGCCCATCTTATAGTTGCTTGTTTACTTACAAAACTTTTATTTAAAGCTCCATATACTTGTGGTTTTATTGATTGTAATACTGCATTTTTTCTTTCATTTAATTTATCATATTGTTCACCACTATATTTTTTAATTCTTTCAAGTGCAATATCTCTAAAATCACCTCTTAATTCTCCATCTATAATTCTGTCTTCAATACTTTTTGGTTTTGCATCTGTTGGTAATTGAAATGATTGATTTATACTTACAATTTTATTAGGACCATAAGAAGGTAAAGTAATTCTAGCATAAATAGCTGCTTCTAATTGCTCTGCATCTGGACTTTGTTTTCTTCTTTCTGTTATATCTTTTCTTGCTTCTTCTTCTAAATGTTTAACAAATTTTTGTGTTGCTGCATCTTTTACAATTATTTTGCTTGTATAGTTTTTTCTCATACTTGATCTAGATATTGTTTCATCACTATTTAATGCTTTTATTGCTTCTTTAAAAATTGGATTATTATTATTTTTTATTCTATTATCTTCTTCTTTTATCTGCCTATCTTCTTCATCATTTATAATATTGTTAAGTCTATCAAATTGTTCTGATGGTATTGGTTTTCCTCCTATTCCACTTTTATTTCTTAATCGTTCATTAGCTTTTTCTATATCTATTTCACCTAATGCATTTCTTGCTAATACAGTATTGTCATAAAACATATTTTCTAATTCATCTAATGATTCTTGTAACACACTTGCATTTGCTCCAGACCCAATGGCTACATTAATATCATTTTGAAGTTGTTTTCTACTTGTGTCTAACCATGCAAATGTGTTTGGATTATAAGGTTGTTTGTTTAATTTTTTTGCTTCATCTTTAAAAATTTTAAAACGAGTTTCTACTCTACCTATATTTTGCCCTAATATTTGATTTCCTCTTAATTTATTAATCTCGTGAAATAAATTTAATTTTGCTTTTTCTATTTTAAGTCTTCCACCATTTTGAAAAGCCATTGGATCATTTTTAAAATATTCTTTACCTGCTTTATCAAATTCCATACCAAACTGATTAACAATTTGTTCTGTAGTTTCTTTTGAATATACTGTATTTTGTTCAGCTAGTTCTTTTAATTTTTCATCTGCTAATCTATTAAAATATAATTCACTATCAGTTATTTTATTTTGTATATGTTGTTTTTCTAACTCAGCTTCGTGTTCAAGAATATTATTTGCAAAGTTACTAGCAATTTTACCTGCTTGTGCAAACTGTCTACCTCTCCACTCTTGCCCTCTTATCAAATTTTTACCACCTGTTATTCTAGATTCTTGTATTTCCCCTCTTACAGGTCTAATTTTTATTGCCATTATCTCATCCCCCCACCTGCTGTATTATAAACACCCCCACTAATAGGACTTGTTTGACCTACAAACATTGGATTTACAGCCCTATTTAATTTAATATTACCTGCTGTGTTAATTGAACTTCTAACTTGTGAATTAGTAAAAGTAGTAGAAGGTTGATTAAATTGAGAAGAAGGCACAGAAGATGAAGAACCAAAATAATCTTTAGCAAAATATGCTGTTAAACCTAATTGAGCAACACCTTCAAGCAAACTTGTTCTTCTATTAAATGATTCTGCTGCTAGTGCTCCTGCTAATTCCATATCGGTTTCTAATAAACTTTGTTCTAATTCTTTTTCTGCCCAAAATCTAGCATCATCTGCTTCTTCAATAGTATTCTGCATAACTAATAATGGTGAACCTGTAAACTGTACACCACTTGCAGTAAATGCTGCTCTTTTTTCTGACAACAACATTCTTTCTTGTTTATTAATTTTTATTTGTTGTTGTTTTGCTTGTAGTTTTGCTCTTTGTCTTTCATACATTGCTGCTGTTCTTAAATTTTTTGACTGTATTTGGGAATTTTTTATAGAACTATAAGTACTTATTCCAGTACTACCAATACTTAATATTGTTGCATAAGTTCCAAATGAACCAAATGAAAATCCACTTGTTACAGCAGGTAATGCTAATCCTATTCCAAACATAATTTAATCCACAGTTAAAAGTGTTCCTGTTATTCCTAATATTGTCATAGGAAGGGGTTGAGTTTGTTTGACAGTAATCTGACCATCTCTATCCCATCCTAAATTTGTTACTCGTTTATCTCCTGTAAACTCTGGTATATTCTGACCCATAGGTGTTGCAGATGACCTAAATGGTAGTTGATCATCATTTATTGTTGCACCTACTGTATTGAGAAATCTTACCATAACTTCATTATATCTTTTTTTTCTACCTTGTGAAGTACCTGCTTGACCACCGAATTCTGGTTTTAATGTCTTTAATGTACTTACATACCCTAATCCTACATTTATTGTTTTAGTAGATAATGCTGTTGGTAAACTTACTGTTATTGCACCACTTGTTACTGTTTGTGGTGGATATACTGCATCTCCTATTAATATCTGTACTTTTTGCCCTTCCAAATGATCTAAAGATGTAACACTTGTAGATGATGAATTTACTGTCCCTGTTAAATAACTATCCATATTAGAAGTAGAATCAAGATACTCTACATACTGTGTTGTTGAACCATTTATAACTCGTTCTACTATTACCCATACTTGATCTTCTCCACCTTCTGGAATACTTGCTACACTTTTAGCTTTAGAATGTGATTCACTTGTTGCTGCAAGTCTTGTAGAATCTGTTGTTTCTACTGTTAAAAAACCTGTAGCTTGTGGACTTGTTTCTGTAATAGTTACTACATTTGAAGCAGGATTTGCTACTGTAAAATCTGCATGAGCATTTATAGCTGTAAATATATTATCAGCAGTTGTGTCATTATTTGTATTAGGTCGCCATCCATTTGTTTCTGATGGTGAAGAACTCCCTGCTGTTTCTGATGTAAAAGTAACTGTTGTTCCATCTGACTTTGTTAATACAATACGACTACCTACAGGTATATTATCATAATCTGTAACTGTAACTGTTGCTGTTCCTGTTTTACCACCAAACATATGTCTGTGCCATGCTACAACATTTTCTTCTCTTTGATATGTCATACCTAAAAACACACCATCTTCTCGTATTGCCCAATACACAGAATCTGGCTCTTGTGCAAAATCTACTTCAGTAATACCACTACCTGTAATATGCTCTGATAATATAGTCATATCTGGTGCAGAGTATGCATCATCTTCAAACTTATAATAAAACTCTCTAACTTTTTTTTGTTGTCTTTGTATAAATAAAACAACATTACCAATTTGTATTGGTCTTGCAGGATATACTCCATAAGTTGTTTGTTGTGCAATATTTACATTATCTGGTTTTAATGGTTCACCTGTTGGTCTACCTACCTTATATTCTGAACCTGCTGTACCTACTATTAAATCTTTAGATGGTGCTAACCATCTGATTGTATTGACTTTATTTGCTGCAATAGTATATATAAATGCATCTGCTGCATCTGCATCTCCCTCATCAAAATTATCATATAATCCAGATTGTGATCCCCATATAGTTTGAGGATAACTTGTACTACCACCATATATTAATCGTTGTTCAAAAAAACTAACTGCTCTTGGAAATCCTGTTGTATTAGAATATGCACCTAATGACCAAGTTTTTGTTCCACTACTTGTTAAAGCAACTAATACTTCTACTGTTACAACAGTTGCACTTGTATAACCTGTAATTTTTCCATGTCCATCTCCTAATTTAAATAATCTTCCTACATCTGTACTTGCAAATAAACTTGCACTTGCAGTTAATGTTCTTCCTGTACCTACTGTTGTTGCACTAGATGTTAATGTTGTATCAGTTGTATTTTGATCTAAGTATGGACCTTTTTCAAAATCAACATCTGTAATACTCCAAGATGTGTGTCCTGTCCTTGTTAATTTTGTTGGTTCATGTGCTGGATGCACTATGTACATAACATCTGCTGATTGTGCAAATTGTAATTCAGCTAACTGTGAAGATGTATATTCTGTTGTTATTTCATATACTTTAGCTGCTGTACCACCAGAAGTATAAGTTGTGTAACTACTTGAATTTACTCCAGATAATTCAAAAGTATTTGTAGTTTTATTTGCAACAGTATATCTTCTTGCATTTACTTCTGTCATACCTACAACATCATTAATCCATACATGATCTCCATTAGAATAACCATGAGATGTTGCTGTAACTACTGCTGGATTTGCTTTTGTTATTGCTGATATACTTTTTGTAGCTTCTGTTATTTGTCCATTATCTTTGTAAAATCTTATATATAAATTACCAAACTCCAATATATAAGATTGTTCTATATTAAATTCAAAAGGCACAAGTCTTGTTACATTTGCTGAATTTTTTACTTCACATACAAATCGTGAACCATATCGTCTTTCTGATCCACCTTGTGGGAATACTGTCATATTCTCCATAGTTTCTACAGCATTATTATATTTTTTAAAATCTACTTGACCAAATAATTTAGGTGATATTTCTCCAGATGTAAAGTTTGTTTGAAATGGATGTACTCTTGCCATTAGGGTGCTCTAAAGTCAGTAAATACAGTTGATATAAGGCTATCTGTTGATCCTTCTGTACTATCAAGACTTCGTGCTTCGGATAATTTTCTTTCAAATAATTTTTGCATCTGTGCTTGTAGTGTTGTGCTATTTGTTATAGGATATGCTAAGTCTACTGCAAGTTTAGCAGTTAATACATCAACAAACATAGAATCAAATAAACTAGGATCAGTAACCCTAGCAATATAAATTATTTTAGCTTCTCCTTCATCTGTAAGTAATACTCTACCTTGTCCTGCTAAATTTTCTATTTTAAATTCATAATCTTCAAACTCCATTTTTAACACTCGTAAACAAAATGGATCAGTTGGTAATGCAAATTGATTAGCATATTCAAATGCTGGGGATGTAGATAGTTTTGCTAGATTTGCTCTGTTAATAGCAAAATTCCAAGTATGTGATCTTAATATTGCATCTCTTGATGGTTCGTAAAATGCATTGCACAATCTTCCTCTTTCACTATCTTCCGTTAATGAAGTAATAGGACTATCGCCCAATCTCCTTAGAGCATTTGAACATATTGATACTTCTGTTGCCATAATACTCCTAATTTAACAAAAAGGGGGTCTTTTGCAACCCCCAAATTGTTTAGTCTATTATCCTAATCAGTAATATAAGTAACTACCATAGTAATATCACCTGCTGCTGCTGTTGCTGCAACATTAGACATTGTTAAGGCAATTCTTAATGGAACTTTAGGGTCTGATGCCAGACCACCATCTTCCCATGCATGATTAGCTATTGCATTGACATTTCTTGCTTCATATGCAACTTCAACACCAGCAGTATTAGCTGCTTGTAAAGTTGTTATAGCTGATGCATAACAATCTTCATCAATAACTGCACTTGCTGCTGTTTCAGTACCAGCAATAGTATACTTTGTAGTTCCATTATATAGACCTACATTAGCTGCTAATGTTGGTGAACCATTACCATCAAGATCGTCATTATAAAGTTTTATTGACATAACTTTAGCATTAGATGGAATTTCTGCCATCATAATTACATCATCATTGTCAATATCACCTGTACCTGCTGCAATAGTATCAGCAAATACTCTCATCTTGCCATGAACACTTCCGACTTCGGAAATGACTCTAGGAGATGCATCTAAGTTTGTAATCTCTACAGATTTAGCTGTTGCCATGATTTACCTCCCTATGACTCTGTACAAGCAACTTCTACAACTTTTTCGTCTTCTACTCTCGTAGCTCCGATTGTCATTGATAGAAATACTTGTGTTGCATAGTTCTTGTCAGCTCTTTCAGAGATTCTTGTTTCAATATCTCTGCCAAGTGCAAGACCTATTGCAGATTGACAAAAACCAAGTACAGAACGATTTCCATCGCTATCTGTGCTTAGTCGTTCACTTCTAATAAAGTTAAATCCCAAAAAGGTATCTAACTCACCTTGTACTAATGCTTTAACAGAATTAAAATCTGCTGAAGTTACATTTGTTACTGCTAGTAAATCACTAAGTTGCTTAGCAGACACAACCATATATCTTGGCTCGTCTGGGTCAGTATCAGCAGCATCTAAAACTTCTTTAGCACTAATTAATTTTGCTAGTGTTAATCCAGCAGAGCCATGTACAACTTTTTGCCCTGATGGTAATGCTACAGTTGATCCTCCAGCTACACCACCAAATGCATTTCCACTTGCAGCAGAAATAATTGCATCATCCATTGCTCTACCCATAGCCCAAGCACCACTCATTGCATACTCAGATTGTGGGGAAATTAACATTCTAACTTTGTCCTCTTGGTCAATCAGATCAGCCCAATCATAATCATCCATAGTAACTTTCCTTCTTGAGTGAGGGGTATCAACTCTAGGGGTATCACTATGTCTTGATGTTCTCTTAAGAGCAGCAGTATCACCAATTCTTTCAAAAAAGTGAGATTTACCTGTTACAGTTTCTGTTCTTACTGCATCTCTTAATCTTGAACCTTTCTGTTGTGCCAAATGGAACACATTGCTTTTATATTGTTCTACAAAAGCCGTAGTAATTTGAACACTCATTTAAGTTCTCCTTAAAAAATTAATATTATTATTTAATGCAGTTTTTGTCCTAAAAAAGGGAAACCTTGTTTATAGTCGTTAGACTTTATGTACTGTTATCCATAAGGGCAATACACATATAATTATAATATCATACTTTTTTAAGAATTACCATACACTTTTTCATGTAATTGTCGCATTTTTTCTACAGCAGGTTGATGATCCTTATGTCTAGGGTTGTGATAAGGATGCTCTGGGTTGCTAAAAGTGTCTTGTATCTCTTGTTTTGCATCTAATGGTGATGATGCTAAAGTGTTATTTTGTGTATTTTGTGCCATATCTTCAGTAATATCTTTACCTAATCTAGCAAATAAACGAATAACAGCAGGATGATTACCTGCTTCTGTATTCATTAATTCTTTTATTTCATTATCACCATACACATCAATAGCCCTTCTTGCATTACGAATTTGACTATCATAATCATAACCCCATTCTTTTTTAAGAGATGTTTCCGATTCTTGTCTTTGTACATCTACTTGAGATGAATACATATCTCCTTGATTTTTTATAGATTCCATTTGATAATTAACAAGACCTTCTACTTGTTGTTGGTTTAAACCCATTTGATGAGCTACATTTTTAAACTGACTTATCTGATCTTGAGTAAAAAATGCAGAATAATCTTCTGGTACATTTACTTCATATTTATCAGCAGCTTCTGGTCTGCCTAATTTATTATAGACTTCCATTTTTTCTTCATCAGTTTTAGGTATAGGAATACGATTTCCTAATACTTTTTGTTGATGTACTACTGTTTTAGCTAATGATTCTACATCTTTAAAATTAGATAATGTAGGATCGTTTTTTAAATCTTCTGGTAATGTTGATTTCCAATCTTGATTATCACTTACAGTAGACCCTAATACAGAACTTTCTGTTTGTTCAACAGGTTGTTCTACAGGGTTACCTTCTGTTGTGGTCGTTTCTTCAATCATTTTTTTGCTCCTTTAATAGATTGATTATTCGTATTATAACAGCTCGTTGCCCTTCCTTATATGCTGTTTCATAAGGACAGGTATCAAACGAACTCCTATGATAATAAGCAGACTTTAAATCTGCTAATACTTCTTTCCCTTCTCCAGAGTCAAAAGTAATTCTGTACATTTTTTGTAATTCTTTTAATTCCATTATTTTACTGTATAATATCTATTACCTTTTTTTATTAATTTATATCCTAAATCTACATCTGCTTGAATACCTTTTTCAAAAGTAGGATGTTTTCTACCTTTTAAAATCATCCCTGTTTCATAATCTCTTGTTGGTAAATGTCCTACTTGATCTCTTGTGTACCCAAGTTTAAATGCAGTTTCATAATCATATTCTTCTCCTTCTGGATCAAACATAGGAAACTTTAATTTTTTTTGTTTTTGGATATTACCCATTATTCAACTAGACCAAGTGCTCTTGCCGATTCTTCTACTTGCTCTGCACCTTGTTGTGCTTCTGGTGAACCTAATTCTTTAACAGCTTGGTTTTGTGTTAATGCAGTTTGTGCCTGTTGTTGTTGCATAGCCATTTCTTGTGCCTGTTGTTGTTGCTGTGCTCTCATTTCTCTCATTTCTGCAACTTCTTCTGTACCTCGTAATACAGTTTTAGGAACACCTAATAAATTTGCCCTAGACCTTATTGCAACATCATGGTTTATATTATCCATAATACTTGGGTCAATCTGTCCTACTTGCATAGCTAATGCATATAATCTATCAATAGCAATAGATTCTTCCATTCTTTGTGATCGTGCTAATGGTCCTACATATTCTACATCTACTGTTTGTCCTTGTATTATTTCTGGTGCAGGTATTAATGCTTCTGCTCTTAACATAATACCAAATACTCTTTCAATTAATGGATTTAAAAACTCACTTTGGAATCTACCTAATGTTGGTCCTAATAATCTTTGCATCAATTCATATCTAACCTGTACCTCTGTAGCTGTCATTTGAGGACCTTGTTGTAATTGTAATTGATCTGAATAAAATGCTTGTCGTATTGCAGTTCGTAATTGGCTTTCTTTCATATCTGTTATCTGCCAATTACTACCAATAGGTAATGGTCTTACACTACCTTCATTTCTTACAACAGTTATACCAGCAGGTGTCATTCTTACTCTACCAATAACACCATCATCTGTTACAAGTAATGGTGGATCAATAGCTTTTGCCCATGCTTTTAATCCTATTTCAACTGCTTTATTTAATGTTTTAATATCTGGCAATGCATTATAACTTGGTGATCTACCATATATCTCGCCTGTTGCTTTTGCCCATCTTGGCACAAGGTATGGAAACTCATTATAACCACCTTGTCTTACTGTCATCTTATCTTCTATACATACATGACAAGAATAAAAAGGTAGTTTAGTTTTAACTTTACCCATTGCTCTTTCATAATCTTCAGTTGGTTCTACTGCATGAATAAATGTAAATTCTTTATCTGGTTTTTCTTTGGCTGCTTCTACAAGTTTTTCTCCAACATTTTTTTCACCAAACTCTTGCATTGCTTGTCGTGCTGTTAAATTATATTTACGATAAACTGTATCTATTCTACCATCATTGTTTTCTTTAATATAAAATTCTTTAATGTGTAATGTATTAAAATGTACACCACCTTCAGTAAAACCTTTTTTACTTTCTTCTACAAATAATGCACCTGTACCTATAGAACATAGATCAAGATATAACTCATGTACTTCTGTATTAAAATTAGATTCATTAAATAGGTCATACATTCTTTTTGCAGAATTTTCTAACCATAATTGTACATCTCTGTTTTGATTTAATTCAGCACTTCTTAGTTTTAAATGAAACCATTGTAATGATGGTGATGTTAATGTGCCATGTAAACTTGCTGCTAATAAATTGTTTGCAGTTATAGCAGTAGAATCAAATAATACTTCTGTTCTTTTTTCACCTTTTTCTCTTTTAGATACTACTTCTGCTTTTCTTGGCATTACATAATCAAGAATATCTTGCCAATGTTCTTCCCATGTTCCTCTATGGCTTTCTAATTGTGCAAGTCTTTTTTTTATGTATTCAAAATTTGCCATTAGGTTATTCTAGTTGGTTTTTTTACACCACCTAATAATGTTTGTGCTACAGGTGCTTCTTCTTTTACACCTTCTCCAGATGTTAATAATGTACCATAAGAACCTTGCTTACCTAATGATATCATTCTTTGTCTTTCAGCTTCTAACTTTGCTTCTGATTCTGCAACCTTATCATCAATTTCTGGCATTGGTTGTGGTTGTGGCATACTTGGTGTTTTCATTCCTCCACCCATTATAACCTCCTATAAATATTTACATTCATTTCTTAATAATCCATATAACACAGCATTGTGAAATTTCATACCTTCTCTAATAACTTTTCTAACAACACCTTCTTGTTTAAATCCTGCCGATTCAATTAATTTTCTACATCTGGTATTGTTTGGTTTAGTCATTGCAGTTACTCTAACACACTTACAGGTATAAAAGCAATACTCAAATACTTGTTTAGCATAACTCCTTCTCATTGCTCTAGGATTGTCAAGTGCTAAATGCATCCAAATATTAAAACCATCATAATGAGAAAATATAGTTCCACCTACTATTTTATCACCATCATAGTAACCTATATGAGTGTAATCAGAATCTACTCCTTGAATATTTGCTCGTGGTGCTACAAACTTTAAAACTTCTTTTGCTAATAATTTATCAGTTTTAGCAAGAATCATTGCCCAAGAATAGTTCTTGCAGTTGTAGCTTCTTCACCACCACCAAGAGTGCTTCCTGAACCATAACCCATACCTCTTACCTTACCTCTTAATTTTCTTTCTCTAGCATCCTTTGCCTTCTGTGATTCTTGTGGCTCTGGAGCTGGAGCAGGAGGAGGTGGTGGGGGAGGTGCTGGAGGCTTTGGTCTTGAAAAAAATCCACCCATAACTTACCCTTTCT